CAATAATAATATCACATATCTTACACCAGAAGAATTGGCTGCTCTTAACGAGCCTATTGGTCAGTTTACGGGTTCTCGTGCAGTCACAGGTTCTGCTACCATGTATCTTCGTTCTGGAGATCTTGAGTCAGCTGGCTTCTTACGTAACATCTCTGAAGATTCACGTACAGCTTCTGCACAAACTTCAAACGCTAACTTAATCATCGGTGGAGCAACAGCTCCTTACGTATCTTTCCAGCTTGATGCAGTTCAGTTTGAATTCCCAACCATTGGTGTTGAGGATGTGATCTCAATGACCGTTAACTTTGTTGCTCAGGAAACAACAGCAAACAAAGGTGACGGAGGTGAAGTAACAATCTTCGCTGCTAAATAATTAAAACATATCTGAGGGGATAATGAATGTTTTTACCAGAAGAGTGCCTATCACTTGCAAATCAAGGTCTCCCCTCACCTTTGACTAGCAGATTCGTGATAGGCACTCGTTTTTTTACGAGGGGATACTATGAGTAAAATTAAAAATCTTGTTGCAAAAGAAACCACTACCTGGGTAGATTTTCCAGATATCGATGGTTTTGAAGTCAATATTCGCTTTTTGAATCGCGAAGATCTAATGAAAGTGCGCAACGCTTCTCTTACATACAAGTTTAATAAACGCACACGTCAGCGTGAAGAAGAAATCGATAATGATCGTTTTCTTGAGAATTATGCTGAAAAAGCGATTGTTGGGTGGAAGGGCCTAAAAGTAAAGCATCTTCCTGTTCTTCTTCCTGTTGATATTTCTGGAATGGACGCCAACGATGAAATCGAGTATAGTGAAGAAGAAGCTGTAGAGTTGCTCAAATCTTCATCAGTATTTGATCAATTTGTAACAGACGCTATGAACGATTTTGAACAGTTTTCTAAAAAGAAGGCTGAGGAAAACGTAAAAAACTAACTGACTACCTTCGCAACTCTCTATTTGCTGGAGGTATGTCTCAAGATCAGTACATTGATATGTGCGAACAGATGGGTTGGGAAATTGATGAAAGTCAAATGCCTAAAGACCCATCAACTTTAGCTTACGAAGTTCAACAAGCACTTCTCGTTTTAAATGTTTTACCAGATAAATGGGAAGGTATGAGTGGCACTTGGTTAGGTAAAGATTATGCAGGTCTTGACGCTATTTTACGAATCTATGAGATAGATAAACCAAGAGATGTTTTTGATCTTCTTCAAGTTGCAGAAAAAGAACTCGGTGACTACTATGCTCATAAACAAAAAGAGAAAGAATCGCTAGGAAAAGCGAGTAGAGGAAGGTAATTGAGTACTATTTCAACAGCAAAACTTAAGGTTTCCTCTACGGGAGCTAAAGGAGTTGCTCAACAACTTGATCAGGTAGGAAAAGCTACTGATCGTGTTGGTCGTGCCCAAACCCGTTTAGGTCAAGCATCTGCTTCTTCTGGTCGTGCCTTTGCAGCCCAAGCATCAGGACTCGGTGGTCTAGTTGCAGCCTATGCGGGTGCAGCAGCCACCGTTTTTGCTTTACAAGCAGCGTTTGATGCTCTTAATAAAGCAGCCCGTGCTGAAACAATTGTTCAAGGTACAAAAGCTCTTGCTCTTGAAATCGGTCAGTCTGGTCCTCGCATTCTTAAAGAAATCAAATCAATTACACAGGGTCAGATTGAGCTTTCAGAGGCCGCGCAGAATATCAACATCGCACTTTCTGCTGGTTTTAATACTGAACAAATTTCTCGACTAACCAAAGTCTCGCTTGGAGCCTCTCGTGCTCTAGGCCGTAATCTTACAGACGCACTTCAACGTGTCGTTCGTGGTGCTGCTAAACTTGAACCAGAACTTTTGGACGAATTGGGTATTTTTACCCGTATTGATCCAGCTGTTAATAAATATGCACAGCGTTTAGGAATAGCGGCATCTACACTAACTGATTTTGAACGTAGGCAAGCGTTTGTGAATGCTGTGATTACAGAAGGTGAACGTAAATTTAGTGCTATTGATGTCTCTTCTAAATCTACCCAAAAATCTCTTGAACAACTTCAAACGCAAATTCAAGAACTAGGACTTGAGTTTGGCCAACTATTGGCAAATACTTTAGTTCCTTTAATAGACTTTTTCAAAAATAACGCAGGTAATACTCTCTTACTTTTTGGCGGTATTTTAGGATTGGTGTTTGGAAAAGCCACTGAAATTGTAGGTAATTTTGCTAAGAACTCTCTTAATAACATCTCTGATTGGGCAAATAATTATGCCAGTGCTGCCGCTAAATCAAAAGGAGCTACAGAAGTCATCATCAAAGGCCAAAAAGAGTTACAAGCTACTATTGCCAAGAATAAACGCGGGTTAGGTGGTGATGCTGCTTTTACTAGAGGGTTAACTAGAGATCTATCTTCTAAAGCGGCTGAGGCTCGTCGTAGATTTGTAAGTGGTGAAGACGTTGATTCTCGTCAACGTGCAAGAGATGTAGAAACTCTTACAAAAGCCCAGAAAGAACTTACAGCTGCTGGTCGAGGACAGTCTGCAGCGTTTGATGATGCAAAAAAGATTATTAACACCTATGGAGAGGCACAGAAAAAAGCAGGTGGAAGAGCTCAAGCGTTAACAAAAATCTCCATTGGCTTACAAACAGCGATTCGAGGAGTAGCTGCTGCAGCTGCATTCGCTGGAAAAGCTTTTAATGTTCTTTTCTTTGGTATTGGCGCTCTTCAGTTAGTTGGTTCTCTTTTTGATAAAGATTTAATAGGTGCTATTAAGGATTCGTTTAGAGACACCTCTCAAGCTGCTAAAGATTTAGGATCAGGATTAAGAGGATTAGTTACAGCAGCTGCGGGTGGAGGTGCTGCTTTAACCAATTCTATTAAAGAGATTAAAGAAGATTTTGATTTTGACAACTTAGATGCAAGAATAAAAGAAGTTCTAACTAATCTTAGAAAAGCTCAAGAGATCACAGAGACTATTTCTATTCCTGCTCCTTTTGGGGCAGTTACACAAACTACCGTGATTGGTCAGAAAGACTTTAATACTACGGCTTTTGACGAGATACAAAAAACTATTGAAGCAATTAATAAGGAAACGACTAAAACTGGAGGTGGTAATCAAGAAATTATTGACAAACTGCAAATTCGACTTCTTTTGCAAGAAGATATTTTAGAGGCTTCGAAAAAATATGGTTTAGAAACTCAAAGACTGGTAGGCCAGTTAGCAAGAGCTACAGGTCTTAATCTTGATAAAATTCCACAAACATTTTCTGAAGGCGCTTTAGGTGTTGAAAAGTTCAGTGGCGGTCTTAAGATTGCAGGCGTTGAGATTCAAAAAATAGGTGATCAGTACTCACTTCAAGGACTTACTGATGAACAAAAGGAATTAGTTGATGCTAATACTATATTTAATGCAGTATTAAAAGATACAAATGAGGGTTTTGCTGCTGGCGCACTTAACTCTGACAAGCTCTCAGCAAAGATTGCTGGCTTGAGTTCTCAATACGCAAAACTTGCTAATTCACAAAATGCTTCACAGATAGAATTAGAAAAATTTAGAGAAGAACTTGAAAGACTAAGAAACCTTCAGTCTAGGTTAAAGGCTCTTGAACAAATCTCTACAGGTATTGCAAAAGCTTTTTCAGGTGCATTTACGGCTTTAGACACAGCTCCTTTTAAAGGTTTAGTCAATCTTAATGGTGAGCTAGCTGACAACTCTAATACAGCAAAATCAAATCAGGCAGAATTTTTGAAATCAGTGATCGAAACAAATGAAACATATGCTTATGCTGTAAAAAATCAAAGAGAAGGTGTAGAGTTAAATGCTATTATTCAAGAAGGTGCTCAAGCCTTTAATCTTGCGGTTAAAGCTTCCGCTGGTTCTATTCTTGAATATTATCAAACCGCACAAAAAGTAGTTGAGACTGAAAAGGTTAAGTCACAACAACTTGCTAAACAACTTCAATCTTTAAAAGATCAAGCAGAGATACAAAAACTTCAACGTGATAATGCTCTGGCTACTGAGAACGAGAAACAATTAAGAGATGCTGCAAAGGCTCGTTTTGACCAGGCAGAAAAGTCTTTAGAACTTAACCGTTTAACCTTTGACTTAAAGCAAAAAGAGATTGCTGCTGAACAAAAAATAGCTTCAGCTATTGCTCAGAATGCAACTGCTCGTCTTAAAATCGATCAACTTAATCGTCAAACTAGAGCTAATGCTGATGAAGCTGCTCGTCAACTTAATCAAGGTATATTAGAAAATCAATTAGCAATTCTTGAAGAGCGCAGCTTTAAAGATCAAACTCAGATTAATGCTAAAAAACGTGAAATCATTGAGTTAGAACGTCAATACGCTGATGAACGTTTTGCTGAACAAAAGACACTAGTCGAAAAAGAATTAAGTGATAGTTTAGAACTGTTGCGTGTTCAAAAAGATTTAGAAAAATCTCGACTAGCACAGCTTGAAGAAGAAAAAACTGCTCTAGAGCAGTTTAACAAAGATCAACTTGCTCTCTTTGATCGTCAATCTGCCTTAGAAACACAAAAATTAACTGATCAAAAAGCACAGCTTGAGCGTGAAAGAAATATAGCAGCTCTTCGTGCTAATGCTCAGGTAAGCGCTATTGAAGCCGATGAAAAGATTTTTGAACAGCAGTCTAAACAAACTCTCGCTCAACTAGAGGGTTACAAAAACTTTGCTACTACAGTTAATACTTTTGTGTCTGCTACTGGTCCTGATTCTCCCTTTGTACAAGCTGTTGCTAAAATCTTAGATGTTGCTCAAGACGGTGCTGGTTCAGAGCTAACAGACAATCTTGCAAAAATTCCACAGGTAACTATCAAAGCACTTGAAGATGCTATTGCTACAACTCAAGGAAATATTGGAACACAAGGTAAAATCTTTGGACAACAGAAGAGCAATATCCAAACTCAAGCTGCTGGAGAGAGTGCCCTTAATATTATTAGACAAACTGGTATCGACGATCAAATTGCTAATTATGAAAAACTTCGTGTAATAGAGCGTGATATCTTATCACAAACTCTTGCAGGTAAAGCTAAAGAACTTGAAGCTGAAATAAGATTACAACAAACTAAACTTGATTCACTACCGCTTCAAGAACTTGAACTTCGTGCTCAAGCTACTCAAAAGATTGAACAACTTGATCAACAACGCATCAAAACTCTCGAAACACTTAATCAACGTGTTGATACTTTAGCACGCTCTGAAGATCGTTTAGGTCAAGCTTTAGATCAGTCACAATCTATTGTTAAAGAGAGCTTTACTGGTGCGTTTATGAAACTAAATGACGCTTTAATTGACGGTTCAATTACCATGGGCATGGTTGCAAATACGTTTAAAGATATGGTTGGAAACATGCTTCGTGAAATTCAACAGGCTGTATTCAGAAAAACCATTGTTGATCCTTTAACTGACGCTATATCTGGTAGTCTTCCTGGCTTAGGTAGTCTGTTCGGTGGTGGTAGTGTTGGTAACGCAGCCGCTACTACTATAGCTGTAGCACAAGGCGGTCGCGTTCACATGGCTCAAGGTGGTATGCCTAATGCAGCTACAATGAAGCGTGATAGAGTCCCTGCAATGCTAGAGCCGGGCGAGTTTGTGATGCGTAAAGAAGCTGTAAAACAAGCTGGTGTAGGCACTATGATGCGTATGAACGCTGCTCCCCAACAACTCCAAAGTGGTGGTAAAGTTATGCAAGGCAATGCTACTTATAGTGTCGCTAGAGCGATGGAACTAGAAGCAAAGGGCCTTTCACCCGCTCAGGCTAGATCTGTTGCACAAGAGGAAGCAAACAGATCTAAAAGTGTTGGCGGAGCCTTTAGTTTCTCTGATAATGTGATAAATAATATGAGAATGAGAGGTGCACCGTCTATATCAACTCCTGCAACTCCTTCAAATGCTTTAGATGCTGTTCAAAATATGTTAAAACAGAATACTGGTTTCTTTGGTTTTGGAGAAAAATCTAAAAGCAAGAAAGATAGATTTAAAGGAACAAAACCAAGAACTAGTCCTCAAGGCTTTGGCTCTTTCTTTAAAGGAGTATTTGATTCAACAAAATCAGCATTAGGATTTAAAAAGGCTAGCTTTACTACAGGTGCTAATATAGGTAGTGGTATTCCTATGGCTAATGATGTTGGGGTACAGTTTAGTAATAAAAGTCTTGACCAAATAATGGGAACTTCTTCCAGCGGGTCTGGACTTCCAGGAGATGCAGTTGTAAGTCTTGCAAATAGTTTAATGGAGAACAACAAGCTGAGTCCAGATGATGCTATGACTGTAGCAATGGGCATTGCTGGTTCAAAAGAAGGATTTAACCCAAGAGGTAACTTAGCTGATGTATTAGGAGCTGATGGCAGAAGGGGTATTCCACTATCTTTCATAGGATCACTGCTAGGTCTTGATGTTCCCACTTTATTTTCAAAAGATCCTAGCATACCTACTAATCAACAAGGTAAAGCTAGATTAGAGGTTAATCGAAGAACAGGACAGATGGCTACAGGCTATAAAGGTTTTAAAGCTGGTGATGTAACTAGTTCAGGTAACTTTATGAG